TATGTATCAAGACAGTAATGATTACGAAGCTTTAAGAGCCTGGCTAACGACTCGCTTAGACCAATGGCGCAACCACAGAGACACTAATTACCTCAAACAATGGGATGAATATTACCGCTTATGGCGTGGTATTTGGTCAGCAGAAGATAAAACCAGACAATCGGAGAAGTCAAGGCTAATTTCACCTGCACTACAGCAAGCAGTTGAGGCTTCGGTAGCAGAATTAGAAGAAGCTACCTTTGGACGTGGTAAATGGTTCGATATTAAGGATGATACCTTAGATCAGAACCCACAAGATGCAGAATATGTCAGGAATTTACTACAAGAGGACTTAGAACTAACGGGAGCTAAGGATACAGTATGTGAAGTATTCCTAAATAGTGCTATATATGGCACAGGTATCGGTAAGATTATCACAGAAGAAAGAATTGAGAGGAAACCAGTAGAAACCCCAGTAGAGGGAACTTTAACTACTGTAAGAGAGATACAGGATGTCTATACTATCGATGTAAAGGTTGATCCTATTTCACCTAAAGAGTTTCTTATTGACCCATCAGCTAATTCTATCGATGAAGCCCTAGGTGTCGCCCACGAGGTATATAAGCCACGTTATGTAGTCACAGATGGCATGGATAATGGTGTATATCGTAAGGTAGATGTAGAAGCTAACAGTGAATTCACTAAGATTGGTTTTGATAGCGAATATAGCAACCCTAATGATGCGTCAGACCAAATTAAAATTACGGAATATTGGGGTAGAGTTCCTCGTAAGTTCCTAAATAAGAAAGAAACTACTGATGACTTCGAATATGATGAGCATGAGCTAGTAGAAGCTGTAGTTACTATTGCAAACGATAGGCATATCCTAAGAGCAGAAGAAAATCCATTTATGATGGAGGATAGACCTTTTATTGCATATCAGCACGATATTGTTCCTAATAAATTCTGGGGCAGGGGCATATGTGAGAAAGGATATAACCCACAGAAAGCACTAGACGCTGAAATGAGAGCAAGAATTGACTCTCTAGCACTCACTACTACACCTATGATAGCCGCAGACGCTACAAGGCTACCTAGGGGCATTAAATTAGAGGTTAGAGCAGGTAAAACAGTCTTAACCAATGGTGATCCAAGGAATGCCATTATGCCACTTAAATTAGGGCAGACAGATCCATCTACATTTAATCAAGTTGCTACATTGCAGAATATGATACAGATGGGAACTGGTAGCGTAGATGCTGGTAATGCTGAAAGGGCTACATCTAGTGGTATGTCAATGACACAGTCAGCTTCAATTAAGAGACAGAAGCGAACTCTTATGAATTTCCAAAATACTTTCTTAATCCCTATGATTAATAAGGCACTATGGCGTAAGATACAGTTCGATGTAGATAGATATCCAGTAGTGGACTATAAGTTTATCCCATATTCAACTATGGGTATTATGGCTAAGGAATTAGAGATGCAACAGATGGTATCTATGCTACAAGCAGTGCCTAAGGACTCTCCAGCTTTCAACGTATTACTATTGTCATTCTTCCAGAACTCAAGTATCCACAATAGAGACCAAATCGTTCAACAGTTGATGCAAGGGTTCCAGCCTAGCCCACAACAACAGCAATTACAGCAGATACGTCAAGAAATCGATATGCAACAAGCACAAGCTGATGTCAATAAGACTAATGCGGAAGCACAGGAGAAACAGACTAGAGCACAACTAAATGCAGTTGAAGCTGGGGCTAAACAACCTAATGAAATCGATTATCAAGAGAAGATGATTAAGCTAGAAAAAGAGTTAGCACAGATTGATAAGATTAAGGTTGACACTCAAAATGTAAATTCAGAGACATATAGAAACATCCCTGAGATTGAGCATTTGAAATCTGAAACAGCACTAAACTATGCTAATGCAATGAAGAATAGTAGGTTAAACTAATGGAAGATACGCAACCTACACCAGAATTACAACAATTTTACCGTGATAGACTCTCTATGTGTGAGACTGACGGATGGTCAGAACTAATGAATGAATTAGAAGACCTTTCAAAATCAGTCAATAATATTGAGTCAGCGGAAGACGAAAAAGATCTATGGTTCGCCAGAGGTCAGTTAAGTATGCTAAGGCAAATAATTGCTTTGGAAGATTTAACAAAACAGGCGGCAGAAGAACTTAACATATAAAGCTCTGCCATTTTATCATCCCCATAATCCTTTAGATAGGACGGAGAAAAACATATGAGTAATAATATAGTAGTAGACGCAGAAGTAACACCAACTGCACCAGTAGAAACAGTAGATACAACACCAATAACAGACGTAGTTCCAGGAACAACTGAAACGCCAACTGAAACCCCAAAAGAAACAGTTGAGCCAGAAATTCCCGCTAAGTTTGCTGGTAAATCTACAGAAGATATCATTGATAGTTATCAGAACCTCGAAAAGGAGCTTGGGCGTAAAGCACAAGAAGTTGGAGAGCTAAGGAAGTTATCAGATAGTTTTTTACAGGCACAGGTGGCAACTAACGAGCAAAATCTACAAAAGAAAGAAACTAAGGTGGAGGAACCCGTTGACTTTTTTGAGAACCCTGATCAGGCTGTCAACAATGCAATCGAGAACCACCCTAAGTTCCAAGAATTCCAACGCTACCAGCAAAGTCAAGCGCAAGCCTCAGCTAAAGCACAATTGGAGTCAAAACACCCCGACTTTACGGAAGTTATTCAAGATAAAGGCTTTCAAGAGTGGGTAGGCGGAAGTAAGATTAGACAACAGTTATTTCAATCAGCAGATCAGTATAATTACGATGCAGCCGATGAATTGTTATCAACCTGGAAAGACAGGTCAATGATTAACAAGACACAGGAAGTAGATAAGAAAGCTGAGGATGATAGGAAGAAAGCTTTAAAGGCTGGAACTACTGAAACTAGGTCTTCCGCGGGTTCCACAGGAGGAACGCAGTTCAAGAGAGCTGAACTAATCCGAATGAAACTAACAGACCCTGCTAAGTATGAGTCAATGCAAGATGATATCTTCAAGGCTTATGCAGAGGGTAGGGTCTCATAATACTATGCTAATATTCTAAATAAGGAGAAAATAAAATGGCAAACATGACAGTAACAACTACCGCTAACTTCATCCCTGAACTATGGTCAGATGATGTTATTGCGAATTATAAATCAAACCTCGTTGTAGCAAACCTGGTTAAAAACTTAAACCACCAAGGCAAGAAAGGTGATTCAATTCATATCCCTAACCCAGCTAGAAACTCTGCTAATTCCAAAGTTGCTGGAACGGATGTAACTGCAATCACTGATACAGCAGGAGATATCCTTGTATCAATCGATAATCACTACGAATACTCTATGTATATCGAAGATATCGCTGAGAAACAAGCTCTTAACTCTATGCGTAATTTCTACACGGATGACGCAGGTTATGCACTTGCTAAGCAAGTAGATACATCTATTATCACTGATATGAGAACTGATGGAACTGGTGATATTGCTTCAATTACTAACTGGGATACTTCAATCCTACAAGGTATTGAGACATTAAACGATAATGATGCACCTATGGATGGTCGTTCATTAGTTGTATCACCTTCGGCTTACACAGCGTTGTTAGCAACAGACCGCTTCACTGAACAACAGTTCATTGGTAATGGTAATGCTATCCAGACTGGTAAAGTAGGTCAAATCTACGGTGTTGACGTTTATGTTTCATCTAACGTTGGAACAGGTTCAGACGAGAAAGGTATCTTATTCCAAAAGGATGCTATCGTTTTAGCTACACAACAGTCAGTGAGAACACAGACTCAATACAAACAAGAGAAGTTAGCAGATTTATTTACTGCTGATTGTATCTTCGGAACTAAGGTGACACGCCCTAGCTCTATCGTTGAGATGCGTTCAACTGCGTAAGTTGATTTAACCCTAAGCCCTTTGGTCGTAATAACTGAGGGGCTTTTATTAAGTCAATTTTATAGTGAGGTGATCCAGATGAAACTAAATAAAAAGAAGAGATTAGCGTTGGCACTATTAGCTATGCGTAGAAGACTAAAGAATAACCCATAAGGAGACATAAGTATGGCAATTGATAGAGGACACGGTATAGTAACACCTGCTGTATTGGCAGACAGTTATGACCTAGATGGTATCTTAGCGAAATATGAAGAATTTGATGATTTATATCTAGGAAAGCTTGCAGTAGAACCAACTACTGATAACGATGGAGACCCTCTACAAGCAGGAGCTCTATACTTTAATTCTGTATCAAGTAGAATGCGTGTATATGATGGCACTAATTGGGATGTAATAGGGTCTTCGGTAATAAAAAAGGATACTTTTGTTGGCGATGGTTCAACTACAGTATATGCGTTAACAATAGCACCAACTGATGAAAATACAACACAGGTATACGTAGATGGTCTATATATTCAAAAGAATGCATACTCAGTATTATCAAATAATTTAACCTTTGCAGTAGCACCAGCTGATACGTCAGATATTGAAGTTATGACTTCGGTAGCTTTTGATGTAGGGGAGACAGACTCAGATAAAATAGCATACACTTTAGGAGAGACTGGCTCAATAACAACAGATGTAGAAGCCAAACTACAAGAAACTGTATCAATTAAAGACTTTGGCGGTGTATGTGATGGTGCAACAAATGATGCAGACGCATTAATCTTAGCATTAGCAACAGGCAGACAGGTTATTATACCTCAAGAGTCCGCTATTACCCTATCTACCTCTCAAGTAGTTCCATTTATAGAGAACTTAAACCTAGTATCTCCAAAGGAACTAACGACATTCAATTTGCCAGCAGGTGAATTTAATATCACCACATTCGTTGAACTAAATAATCAAGATGCAGTAAATATAAAGATTGTAGGTAATACTGTATCTAGTGAAACACCAAGTGCTATTACTTATGTTAGCGGAAGTGCAAAAGACCACTTAGTTAAATATACCGTTGGTGATACATCAAATATGGCTGTAGATGATTATGTCATTCTAAATGGCTTAGGTGGCACAGGACAATATAAGGTGGGAGAGGGTTGTTTTAAAATTACAACTATTAATTCAGCTACACAATTTACTGTAAAGCATACTTTAAATGATGCATGGCCTACCTTAACTGTCATATCAGGAACAGTATTCCCAATTAACACGGTTCTAAGATGGGCTAATGATAGTATAGGTCTTAGGATTAACGGATGTTCACTAAGAGAACTTACTAATGTTATCGTAGCTGGTTCATTCAATATTTCAACTACAGCACCAGCAGATAGTGCTTCGGATGGTATTCAAGTAGGATCAGCTCCTAACACAGATGTCACAGGATTAAATGAGTCAGAACAGACTAATGCAGGCTCTCTATGGAGTCAAAAGTTAGGTATTGTTGAGTGGGAAGGCAATGGTTTACAGGTATTAGGTGGTAATTTCTATGGTAGTGTATGTAGTGCTTCATCAAATGGCTGGAGAGGTTTCCAAGCAGGACGTAATGGTTCAGTAGCAGTAAAATCATCCTCAGCCTGTGGTAATGGAGCGTCAGGATATGAAGCAGAAGAATTAGGCTTTGTATTGGCCAATAACTCCTCAGCTTGTGGTAATGCAGTCCAAGGAGTCTATGCTATTGGTTCAGGTGTAGTATCATTTGCGTCAGGTTTTGCTTTAAATAACCAAGGTGCAGGTATTGAAGCTAAAAACTTCGGAACAATCCTAGCAGATACCGCCCACGTTAAAGAAAATATTGCAAATGGTGTATCTTCAACTTCTGGAAATATCTTATTTGGCTCTTCGTCAAGAGCAGAGAATAACACAGGGTATGATGTATATGCTACCGAGGGTGGCTTAGTAAATGCCAATGGTAGTGGTGGTTTAGGTGTCACGTCAGCTGATACTGATAGTGGCTCAAATATCATTAGTGCAATAGGCGATAAATCAGTCCATACTTTATTACACGCTCAATTAACCACAGGACAAGCAATTAAGATAGCCCTAACATCGCTTGCAGATACTTATTTTTCAGCAGACTATGGTTCAGGCTTTGGTAATACAGTAGTCTTAAAGAATTCAGGCACATTTTATCCTTATACAGACGATAGTTCAAACCTAGGTAGATCATCTAATAGATGGGATACAGTATATGCCACCACAGGCACTATAAACACGTCAGATGAGAGAGATAAGCAACAGGTTAAATCATTGACCGACCAAGAGAAAACAGTAGCCACAAACTTAAAGAACGCAATTAAAACATTTAAGTTTAATTCTGCAGTATCTAAGAAAGGAGATAGCGCAAGAATACACACAGGAATTATGGCACAAGAGGTAGTCTCTATATTCACAGCAGAGGGCTTAGATGCAACTAATTATGGTATCCTATGCTATGACGAGTGGGAAGATGAAATCAACCCAGATACGGGAGATTTGGAGGTCTCAGCTGGTAATAAATACGGTGTAAGATACGAAGAGTTATTAGCATTCATTATATCAGCATTATAGGAGATTAAAGCATATGGCAATCAGAAGAAGTAAGACAAAAACAATCTCAAACCCACTAGCAGATAGCTATAATTTAGACTCACTAATTGAAAAATATGAGCTTTTCGAGAAGAAATATTTAGGTGCTAAAAGTGTAGCCCCAACCACAGACAACGAGGGTGGTTCATTAGAAGCTGGTTGTATGTTTTTCAATTCAGTAGATGACACATTATATCAATACAATGGCACACAATGGGGAACACTAAAGGGAGACCAAGGTGATGCTTCAACAGTGCCTGGACCACAAGGAGACCAAGGTATTCAGGGTATCCAAGGTGCTACAGGTCCACAAGGTATCCAAGGTGATACAGGAGTTGCTGGCGATCAAGGTATCCAAGGTATTCAGGGAGACCAAGGTATCCAAGGTGCTACTGGTGCAACTGGTGCTACTGGACCACAAGGATTAAAAGGTGATACTGGAGATACAGGAGCAACAGGTAGTCAAGGACCACAGGGTATCCAAGGAGATACAGGACCACAAGGTGCTACAGGACCAGCAGGAGCTAACGGCTTAGATGGAGCTGATGGAGCTGATGGTGCACAAGGCATCCAAGGTGTCGCTGGTAATGATGGTGCTGATGGCTCTAATGGTATAGATGGTGCACCTGGAGATACAGGACCACAAGGACCACAAGGAGTCCAAGGTTTAACTGGTGATACTGGAGCCACAGGTGCTACTGGTCCCCAAGGCTTAACTGGACCAGCTGGTAATGATGGTGCTACAGGTGCTACAGGTCCACAAGGAATTCAGGGTATCCAAGGTGAGACTGGACCCGCAGGCTCTGATGGTGCAGATAGCGTTGTATCCAGTAATGATGTTACTATTACTGTTGCTAGTGGTGGTGAATGGCGTAATATTGCTTGGGTTGACCCAGATATCGCTGGTGGTTATGAGCGTGCTTCTGCAAGATTTCAGATAGTAGAAAGAGACTCTGGTTCACATCAAGAAGTTCATTTTTATGCTTCACATAACTTTTCAAGCGTAAGAGGTGCTCATATAACCGTCCTACAAAATACTTCATATTCAGTTAATGGTGCTTTTAGAGACCTAAGAATTATAGAGGGCGGAACGTATGATGGTGCTGTATTACAAGTATGGGTGGCAGACACTACAAGCCCCGTTATAGGTTGCAAGGTCTATATGGAGAGCAATGAGACAAGTGTTGGTTGGCAGTTATTAGACTTTACAAGTGGAGACCAGATTGCTGGTTTATCTATGGCAGTTGAAGTTGATTTAACACTAACACACTCTATTCAAGCTACTGACGACATATATGTTAATGGTTCAAAGGTATATACCGAAGCTGATGGTGCATTAGGTGGAGGAGGAGGTGGTGGTGCATCCATAAATGATACAACATATTTAACTATTGATGCTTCCGACTCCGCAGGATGGGCTACAAATGCATATTTCTATTCAGGAAACTATGCTGGAAGACCTAATTCCTATTCACATTACATCCCTTTTTATGATTTAACCTCTAATTATGGCTCAGGGGTGAGTATGTTCAACGGATCAACTCCAATGGGTGGCATTATAATTCCAACTGATGGAAAATATAGAGTTAAAGGGTCTTTTGGTTTTGGTGCAATTAGTGGCAGTAGTAATCCAGATATATCTATAAGAGTAGACGGAGCTAGTGGGCCAAGTTTTCCCAATGGAAGAGACACTATTTATCCGCTAACCTTTATAACAGCTAAGGGATCAGATGGAGGAGCAGGAAGTCATATTGAGATAGATATTATTATGGATCTTGTTGCAGGCAATAATCTTAATTTTATGCTTGCACCGAATGGACTTTCTCTATATAAATTCCTTAACAGGAGAAACACAAACGTTAGTATTGAATTTTTAGGATAAGGAGAGCATAATGATAATAGGAAATACAGATGATTATTCATTACCACCAACAACAGCAGAAGAGGTTGCAAAGGCACTTGCAGAAATAAATCAGCCACCAGAATACGTTATCCAAAGGAGCATGGCTTATCCACCTATTGAGGAGCAACTGGATATGATTTACTGGGATAAAGTTAACGTTACTAACGAATGGAAAGCCATGATTGATAAAGTTAAAGCTGACTTTCCTAAAGGAGAGACAATATAATGACTACTAAAAAACAAGAAGATCAATGGCACTTATCCCGAACGATAAACTTATCACACTTAGCGACTACAATAGTCTTAGTCATTGGTATGGTGTCTTATGTGGGCGATATTGAGAAGCAAGTAGCTATCCAAGGTAATATGATTGAGCACATTAAAAATGATATGGTAAAAAATCAAAAGTCTAACCATGACATGTTTAAGCGTATTGAGAAGACTATGGATAAGATGGATACTAAAATGGATAGATTATTTGAGTTATTTCACGAGGAAAACGGTAAATAATGATTAAAATTATCGCAATAGCCTTATCTCTTGTATTCTTAAGTGGATGTGAGAGTCTAAAGCTACGTAATATAGCAAAGACAGCGGCGACTACAACTGCTACTTATGCAATAGCTGGGCCAGTGCCAGCAGTAGCTAATTTAGGAACATCTATGGTATGGGATGAGATAGTATTAGATCCAGTGCCACCACCACAGATTAAAGAAGTAGAAACAAAGGAGCAGGCAGTAGCTTATGTAGCAGAGTCGTTATTTATGAATGCAATGTATGCTTTTGTAGCGTATCTACTGATAACCCTTATAGCAGTGCCTTTTGTTAGACGATGGGGATATAATGCGGCTAAGAAGAAGTATCAACCAGAGAAAACCCTTGATGAACAAAGGGAAAGCATTATTAAAGAAATAATGGATATCATAAACAAGGATAAATAAGTTATGTTTGCTATTGACTTTTGTATAAAAGTAGTGTATAATATAACCATAGAGGAGTATTTTAAATATGACATATAGAGAAGCAATAAATTCAGTATTAAGAAGACTTAGAGAGGACACAATATCAAGTGATTGGTCAGGTGATCTATATGACTCCAATACTATTACAGATTATCAAAAGTTAATCGGTGAGCTTGTAAATGATGCAAAGAGAAACGTAGAGTCTTACCATAGTTGGAATGCATTAAGACAAACATTTAACGTTAAAACAGTAGATGGTCTTATGCAATATACATTAGGTGATGATGATGAGGGCTCAGGTGCTTCTTTTACTGTCTTAGATGTCATTAATCAAACTACAGGAACAGTATTAACACAAGTGCCTAATGATTGGCTTAATAAGCAAGTGTTCCCTGCTTCTGATATTACAACTGGTGAGCCACAATATTATGCCTTTAATGGTGTCACACAAGCTGGAGCTAATAGAGAACCAGACTTTAACATTGATTTTTATCCAGTTCCAGATGCAACTAATATTATCTCAGTGAATGTCGTAGGTGCTTCGGAAGATTTAACTAAGGCAGATGATTATTTAGTAGTTCCATCGCAACCAGTAGTATTAGGAACATGGGCTAGAGCCATTGCAGAACGTGGTGAGGACGGTGGTTCAGTATCAAGCGTAGTAGCCGCAGAAGCAAGAGACGCACTGAATACAGCAGTTCAATTGGACGCTGGTAATATGGAATATGAGAGAGATTGGTATGTCGCTTGAGTCTAAGGCAATACAGGCTATCCCATTAGATACAATAGGTATCTTTGGTTTAGACTCCCAAACAAACGCTACAGCATTAGACCCTAAGTGGTTCACTAAGGCTGATAATGTCACCTATACAGAGGGTGGTAAAATTACGTTTAGAAAAGGATTAAAGCAAAAGACACTACAGGTAGCTGATGCAGTTAAGATTGGAGCCATTACTGAACACTATAATGGAACAAATACCAAACACTTTGCATCCTCAGCTGGTAATATCTATGAGTTAGACCTTACAGATAAAGATAATGCCTTTATTAATGCTTATGCAACAGGTGCTACTACTTCTGATTGGCAATTCGTTAATATTAATAATGAGATTTTGGCAGTCCAAGGTACAGAAGATCCATTACATTATGAGACCAACCGATGGGATTTACTTAAAAATGATTTAGGATATTCAGCTCCCGCTGGTGTCACTAATTTCGACCCAAGTTGTGCATTAGGACATTACGGTAGAGCTTGGGTGGGTGGAATTTCAGAAGAAAATGATGTATTATACTATTCAAAACTTTTAGATATTCATGATTGGTCAACTGGAGACTCAGGGGCTATTGATTTAAAATCAGTTTGGGGTCAAGATGAGATTGTAGCAGTCAAGGCATTTGCTGGTAAACTGGCTATTTTCGGTAAATCGCATATCGCGTTATACAATAATCCTGATGATATCTCTAATATTGCATTAGATGAAGTTATTGATGGTGTAGGTTGTGTATCCAGAGACTCTATTCAATCTATTGGTGAAGACTTATACTTTTTATCTGATACAGGCGTTAGATCATTATATAGAACAGCACAATTCGATAAATTACCATTAAAAGAGATATCTCTAACGATTAAAGACGAGATTATATCAAATATTAAGGCTTCTAAGAATGTAAAGTCAGTATATATGCAAGATGATGGTTTATATATTTTGTCATTTGTAGATAAAAATGTTAGTTATATCTTTGATTTACAACAGCCAACTGAAAGACAAACACCAAGAATTACTAAGTGGCATTTTGCTAACAATAGGCATCCAGCTTCAATGGTTTATTCAAGTGTATATGGTTTACTTGTAGGTCAGCAGTCAGGTAGAGTTGCAACTTATGAAGGTTATTATGATGTAGATTATAGTGGCTCTTCGGTATATACTTATAATAGTTATACTAGTAGCTTCTCAACAGTATGGATTGACTTAGGGCAAGGTGTATTATCATCTATACTCAAAAGATTAATTTTAGTAGTATCAGGTGGTCAAGGAACAGACGTAGGAATTAGGGTATATAAGGACTTTGAGCAAGCACCTAAGCTATCACCTACATTTAAGCTTAATCCTACCCTAAGCGGAACTCCTGCTTTATGGGGAGATGCTACATCATTATATGGTCAGGCTAAATATGCACCTATACATGGACTAAAAGAACACAGCATACCACTGGCAGGAAATGCTAAATATGTTAGATTTGAGATGGATCAAGTGACTAAAGGATATAAAGCGTCTCTACAATCATTATCACTATTATTTAAGAAAGGAAAAATATTATGAGCAACTACACAATAGCAGTCAACTGGGCTGGCAAAGATGCATTATTAGACACAGACCCAGAAAAAGTTATATCTGGTGATGATTTTGATACTGAATTCACAGCAGTTAGAGAAGCCTTAAACTCAAAGGCAGATATTAACGGTGATGTCGCAGAGAACTTTACAGCTAATGCTCTCACAGTCACATCAGCAACAATCGGAGGTGAAGCACCAGCAACCTTAGACTCACCACAGATTTTTACTAAGGCACATACAACAGTCGCAGAGGATATTCAACTTAATGCCAATCAAACGGCTAATCTATTGAATTCTAAGATGTTTATTGTCAGTGTAGAGGGTGATTATCAATTAGATGTATCAAACCAGTCTTCTGGTGTTGAAGCTACATTCTTAGTGAAGAACACAGGAAACTATGATATCACATTTAGTGGTGATTTTAGCTTCGTAGGTGGTAATAATCCAACGATTACATTAGGTGCAGGTAAGGTAGATTTAATTAAGTGTTCTTCGGATGGTAGTATTATGTATTGTAATATTACACAAGATTTAACATAAGGGGGTAGTATGGGATTTTTTACTAATAACTGGGGAATGGCTAATGCTTTTAGTGATCCTCAAGTTGGAAGACAACAACAGATTACACCAGGAGCAGGTGCATTATCTAGCACTCAGAACTTAAATCCCGCACAATGGAACCCTAACCAATTTAATACACAGGTTATGCCACAGGTTCAAAACCAGACTAACTGGGGAGCACCTAATCAACCAGTAGATATGCCACAGCAAGACAACTGGAATAACCAAAATCACCCCTGGTGGTGGTTAAATAAACAAAATCCTACACAAGGACAACAAAGAGGTGTCTCTAACGCCCAAGGAATTAGTAGTGATGGTAGTTATACAGATGGTGGATATCAAGGACAGGGAGCAGATAGAAGCCCACAAGGATACCAAGATTACTTCGGTCAAAACAGAGGTATAATCCAAGGTGCAGGTGCTTTTATGGGTCCTGTTGGTGGCTTATTTGGTTTAGCCGCAGATTATAATATGGGTTTCAATACATTTAGCCCTAATAAAGGTCAAAACTTAGGCTTTAACAATCCATTCACTGGCAATTATACGTCATTCTATAATGATAATTATCAGGGTCCAGGGTCAGATGAATACGCTAATATGAACCCAAGCGAACAAAGGGATATGATGATTAATCAATATGGTTATGACACACGTTCACCACAAGATGAGAGCTTCTTAGAGGGCTTATTCACTGGTAATCCATTTGGTGGTAACCAACTTAACTATGACCCAGATTTAGACCTAGGTTTAGACTCAGAGGGCAACCCACAAGATGCAGATGATTGGATAGATTGGAATGACCCAGATGATTTCGGTGATGAAGATTTTGATGGCAACGGCTTCGATAGTGATGGCGATGACGGTGGAGACTGGGGAGACTTTGGCGACGCAGAGTCAGATATGGACTCAGACTCAGGATGGTCAGGTAGCGACTCAGATTTTGGTGGCGATTGGTAAATTAATAAATTCAAAGGAGAATAATTATGGCATTATTAGACGATTTAGGAGGATGGGGTAGCGTTATAGGCACAGGTCTTAAAGCTTACGGCTCATACAAAGGAAACAAAGCTCAAGAGAGAGCAACAGATAGAGCTATTGAAGCCGCAGACCCTAAGTCGGTCTATGGTATGATGTCTCAAGCATATTATGACCCAGCTACAAAGTCTTATAAGTTTGGCTTATCACCAGAAGCAGAGGGCTTAATGAGACAGCAGTTCGCTGATACTCAAGCCATTAGAGCTCAAAGAGAAAAGCTTATGGGTGATCCAGAAGCAGTAGCATTAAGGAGAGCAAGGGAAACAATAGCATCCTTAGAGCCATCAAGAGAAGATAGATACGGTAAATCTTTAAGCAACTTATATGGCAAAGGATTAGCAACATCTACTATTGGTGCTTCGGCTATGGCTGATTTGGCTTCAAGAGAGAAACTAGAGGATATAGCGACACTACAGGCTTCAAGGAGTGGTGTTCAGAGTGATATTGATAAGTTAATGGATAGAGAAACAAACGCACGCAGAGGTATGATGTCATTAGGAGAATTACCACAGAATTTAGCTAACATTGGTATCAACGTTGGAGCCGCAACTTCAAGAGCTATTAGTCCACTAACACAAGCTGGAACAAATAAGGCCAACTATTTAAGCAACCTATATGGTAATTTAGGTAATAGAGCCCAAGGTTTATTTACACCAAGGAGAGATGATTATGCCGATTTAGAAGCCCAAGATATGGCACTTTATAACCAAGGAGAATGGAGGTAGTTATGGGAATGTTTGATAATACATACGGTGCTAAAAATTACACACCAGCAACCTTAGCCGCAGAAGTAGGCACAGGCTTAGCAGATATGGCAGGTGGTGC